AGGTAGCCGCCGGCAATCGCTTCCTCGATGGCCGCAAGATGCGCCTGCGTGAATGTGCTCATCCGGGCCACCTCCTCGCGGTCATGCTACTCAGTCCCAGAAGCTGCTTCCCGATTGCGCCGGTGCATCATCCTGCTGCATCGGCGCCGGGCGGCGCTCCTCACGCCCCAGGCTGCCGCTCCGCTCCTCATCCCATCGCTCCTCGCTCCACCGATCAGCGCCCACCAGCGCTGCAGCAGCTCGCGCATACACCCTGCAGTCGAGCGCCTCGTTGCGCGGCCGCGTCTTGATCCACTCGAACCGGTTGTACCCTCGCCGGTCGATCGTGTTCGTCAGCCGCTCTGCGCAGAGCTGCCGGAACCACTCCTCGCCGTGCTGCGGGAAGTGGCACCAGCCATGCGGCAGCCCGTCGCCGTCATCCGGCATCGGCCGCCGCAGCCAGCCGTAGAGCTCGCTCTTCGCCGTGCTGGTGCCCACCGGCCACACCTTCACGCCACCGCGCAGTGCCTTCCCGTTCCGCAGCACCTCCACGCGGCCCGGCGTGCCGATGATCGCTGTCTGGCTCTCCTGGCCCTTCACCGCGATCACCCGGTTGCCGGCCTGGCCCCTCACCCAGCGGTAGACCTCCTGGCTCCTGAAGCCCGAGTCGATCGCCGTCATCCTGATCGGCAGCCGCTGCCCGTCGCCGCGGCCAAACTCCGAGCGCACGAACTTCGTCAGCTCACGCCACACCGCCGGCTGCGCGGTGTCGCCGGCGAGCACCTGGTAGTCGAGGCTCCAGCTCTCCATCCCAGGGCCCCAGCCCACCACCTCCAGCTCGAGGCGGTCCATCTGCACGTCCACGCCGCAGGTGATGAACGCCACTTGCTCCGGCACCGTGCCCAGCTCGTAGAGCTCGCGCCGGTTGTAGAGCGCCTCCCAGTCCGGCGCCTCGCCATCGTCGTTCCAGCACTCGGCCAGCACCGTGTTGGTCCACGGTTTCAGCTCCGCCGGGTTGTCCTTCGCCCGCTCGTAGCTGACCGCGATCTCTGTCCAGCTCAGCCAGCCCAGCGGGCTGTAGAGCCCGTTGAGGTGGTAGCCCTGCACATCGCGCTCCGGGAACAGCGGCTCCCACCAGTCGTCGCTGAACACCTCCGGGTCGTACCACCAGGCCTTGGTGTCCTCCTCGATTCCCGTGCCGCACTCTTGGCAGATCAGCACCGGCGGCGTCCGCAGCGTGCTCGGCAGCCCCGGATCCTTCGCGTCGTAGCGCAGCCGGTCCCACTCCAACACCTGGCGGTGCTGGCAGTGCGGGCACGGCAGCAGCAGCCGCTGCTGGTTGCTCTGCTCCCACTTCGCCCAGATCTGGCTGCGGCCCGCGATCGTCGGCGTCGATGTCCACGCCTGCTTCTTGCGCACGCCGAAGGTGCGCGTCCGCGCGCTCACGATGGCCAGCGGGCTGCCTTCCTCATCGACGTCCGCAGGCCAGCGGTCGATCTCATCGCCGCCCAGGAACCGGATCGGCATCGACGCCAGGCCGCTCGCCGCATTGGCCCCGCCGAGGATCAGAAAGCCGCCGGTGAACTCCTTCATCAGCTGCGTGTTGCCCGAGTCGCGCTCGCGCGGCGCCTTCACCTTCTCCTGCAGGCTCGGCGTCGCCTCGATCATCGGCGCGATGCGCATCTTCGAGTAGCGCTTCGCCATGTCGATCGTCGGCTGCACGAACAACGCCGGTCCCGGCTGGATGTCCATCACGTAGCCCATCCAGTTGTTCAACGCCTCCGATTTGCCGCTCTGCGCTGGAAACACCAGCACCACCTCCTGCACCGTGCTCGTCGCACTCAGGTCATCCATCGGCTTGCGCAGGTAGGGCGTCCGGCTTGTGCGCCAGGGCCCGTGCTCACTGCTCGCCTTGCTGCTCAACATCCGGCGTTGATCCGCCCACTCGCTCACCGTCAACAGCGGGTCGGGCTCCAGCGCCCTCCAGAACGCCTTCAGCGTTTCATCAGCCGACGCCAGCTGCACGCACCAACTCCTCCAACGCCTTCACATGATGCCGGTCGATCACCTGCAGCACCGCAGCGCGCTGCTCCTGGGTAAGCCCGCCGACGGCTGACGCGATCTCGCCCACCATCTGCTGGCTCGTGCGCATCACTGCGTCACGCACCTGCATCCCTGCAGCCGCGAAACTTCGCTCCGCCGCTGCCTTGTCCACCAGCTTCTTGGCGCGCTCCTCGTAATCGAGCTTGAGCAGCATGGCCTTGTAGCCCTCGGCTGCCGCCTTCGCGCTCGCATAGGTCGCCCCGCCTTTGCCTACTGGTGGGCCCACCGGCGGCAGCGGATCGCCCTCGCCGCGCGCGGCCTTCTTGCCCGCGTTGATCGCATCCTTACTGCGTTGCTGCTCCGGCGCTGTGTTGCGCCCCCACTCGATGTCGGCCACCTCCGGGTCGATCCACCAGCTCTTGCCTTCGCGTTGCACGCTGCGCTGCAGACGGCCCGTGTTGATGGCCTTTCGCACCGCCTGCGGGCTCACCCCGTGGCGGGCTGCATACTCGGCCAGCTTGATCAACATCAGTCGCGGAGCAGCTCAACGTAGAAGCCACTGTCGACCAGCTTGCGGCCCAAGCCCGGCGGCGCATGATGCCCGAGCTGGATTGGTGTCTCCTGCGGCGTCATCCCACACACCAGCTCGACCAGTTGGTCGATCAGCATCACGGTGTGGCCGCGGCCTTCCAGCATCTCATCCACTGTGACCTCGGGGCCTTCGGCGCCAAAGGTGATCCGCATCGGCCAGGCCTTGACGTGCCCATGTTCATCCCATTGGCAGCCGTAGGTGATCCGCGCGACCTCAATCATCAAATCCAGCGACGAACGTTCGCCGTTGTGACGCGCTCGCATCCTGCCAAGGCATGAGCACCGTCGTGCCAGCCGTCACCTTCATCACCGATTGCACCGACTGCGCCTCGGTCGCATCGACCCAGGCCCACACCTCGACGTCCGGCCAGGCCCAGGTAGAGGGCGATGGCTTGATCGCCAGGCCATGGATCTCGATCGTCCCGGGCCCGGCCTGCGGCAGCGCGTTCAATCCGAGCCGCTCGCTGAGCGCATAGGCCAGCAACTGGCCAGCAGCATCGGCGCCATGAACGCCGGCGCGATCACGAGGCCGGCACTGCGCGGCGATCACATCCACCGCCGCCTCGAACCCGGCCCAGGTGAGTTGCATGATCGGAGCGCGGTTCGTCATCAGCCCTTACCTGGCACCCATGCCTTGTTGAATGCTGCCGCCACCTTGCGCACTTGGGAAGGCATCCCGGCTCGATTCACCAGCCGCACCACCTCCTCTGACTCCATCCCCAGGCGCTTCTGGATCTGCTTCTGCGGCACGCCATCATCAGCGATGCTCCGCACGATGTCCGCCATCTTCAGCACCGCATGAGTGCCGCGCGCCCTGTTGTGGCGGATCGTGCTCATCATTCGGTGCACCGGATCGAGCCGCACCTGCACCGTCGGCACCTGGCCGCCCGTCAGCTTCATCAGCCGTGGATCCGTGCTTACCGTCCACCGGTGGAAGCCATCGACGATCTGGAAGGTGCCGTCCTGCGCCTCGGGCAGCGTCACGATCGGCTGCGTCCACCCATCCTCCAGGATGCTCACCACCAGCAGCTCCAGCTCCGGCGCCGCGACATGGTTTGGGTTGTAGCTGTTCGCGCGCAGCTGCTCGCGCGGCAGCCATCGCACTCTCGACACCGGCTGCTCCGCCACGCTCATCGCTTCGCCTCCAGCGCCTTCACGTCCTCGAACGTCAGCCCCGCACGTCGCGCTGCCGTGATCGCTCGCTGCGTCAGCTGGCCCTTCTTCCGGCCCTTCAGGTCGCCGCGGCTCACCATTTGGCAGATGTACCGCCAGCTCAGGCCGCTCATCACGTCGTCCTGCGTCTCGTGGATCGGCCGGTGCGTTTTCTTCTGGTGCATCTTGATCACGCCCGCCATGCTCTTGGCGATCTCGGCGCGCTCCTTCGGCGGATACAGATCCAGCAAGCTCCGGCACCACTGCTGCCAGGTCATCCCCGGCGGCGGCTCATTCATCGCCGCGCCATACAGATCCGTGCGCGCATAGCGGCCCGCCGTGCCCACGCCCTCCACACGCCGCAGCATCCGCTCCCACAGCTCAGGCCATCCCTGCGGATACTTCCACAGCCCGCCGAGCGGCTCCTCGCCGAACGGTGGCGTTACCCGCTGCAGGCTCACGCTGGTGCCCATCATCGCCTGCACGTCGTAGGCGCGGTTGTAGTCCCAGCCCTCGCGGCTTGCCGCCACCCACACGTCCTCGGCCTTCCAGTCGTAGATGGGCTTGCAGTTGAAGTAGTAGCCCTCGCGCGCGTTGGCGATGTAGTTGTCTCGCACCTTCTTGGTCACTGTCTGCAGCCTGCGCACCGATTCCTGCGCGCGAATGCCCGTCAGGTCGGCCACCGTCCCGCACTCGGGACCGAACAACACCGGGCCCACATGATCGAGCTGCATCCCCATGCGAAACCGCGGCGCATCCTTCAGCGTCACGGCGCCGGCCGGCAGCGGCCGGATCCACCGATCACGCGCTGCCGGATCCCAGCAGTTCCACCACGGCTGCGTCCTGGCGCACGCATTCCGATGCTTGATCGGCAAGCAGCACCACAGGAAGCGCAGATCATCTCGCGCGCGCACACGCTCGACATACTCGATCGTCTCCGGGTAGCAGGCCTCCTCATCGACGAAGTAGACGTCGAGCGGCAGCCGGCCGCGCTCGCGCGCCACCATCGCCGTCAGGTTGAGCACCGTCGTCGAGTCCTTCCCGCCGCTGAAGCTCACCACCACGCGGTCGAACAGGTCGTAGATCCGCCGGATCCGATCCAGCGCTGCCGCCATCACGTCCTGGTCGGTGTTCGTCGGGCGCAGCGTCATCGCGTCTGCAGCTCCGGGATCGCCGCGGCCGACACGCCAGCAATCATCGTTCGGTTCACCATCGGGTGATCCACATCCGTCGGACCCGTGTCGCTGTCCGGATGCCAGGCCACCACCGTCAGCCCCGCGTCGCGCCCCGTCCTGAACCGATGCTCGCCGTGCGGATGGATCACGAACACCATCCCAGGCCGCAGCTCAAACTCGCCCTCCGGCGTCTCGCACCATCCACGACCGCGCACCACCATCCCCACACGAACGCTCGGGTGCGTGTGCATCGTCTGCTCGGTGCCCATCGGGAACCACAGCCCATTGAGACAGGGATCGCCCAGTCGCACCGGCGGCACCAGCAGGCTGTCGGTGCAGCCGTCGATGTACCGCAGCCGGCCGCGCTCCTCCAGCGGTCCGCCGATCGACATCATCCCCAGCCAGCCATGCCGGCTGATCACGATGCCCCGGCTCAGATCCGTGCCCACCGGCCGCACCTCGCACTTCCCCGGCGCCGCCGCATACATCCCGGCCGTCAGCACATGCGGCCAGCAGCCCTGCTGCCGCACCGTCAGCGCGCCCTGGTAGCAGAACACGAAGTGCGTCGCGTCCTCGCCCAGCACCAGGGCCCCATCATCCACACCCCACAGCCGCGCGTCCGGCAGATCCCGGAGCAACCCATGCCCCAGCTCAATCAGTTCCAGCGCCTTGCTCATCCAGCCACTCCCTGCAGATCTGCACCAGCGCCTCGGGCGTTCCTTCCAGCCCATGCCGCTCCTTTGCCGCGCGCACCGCCGCCAGCACCACCTCGCGGTCATCCCACAGCAGGTTCACGCTGAAGATGTGCCGCTCCTCCACCTCGCCGCTCTCCGCTGTCGCATTCGCAGCGCCATCCTCGTCCTCGCCATCCGGCAGGCCCAGGCCGGGCTGCCGCTCCGGCTCCGCGCGCTCCGTGCCAGCGTCCGCCAGGCCCTCGAACGCTTCGAGCTCCAGGCCGTCGTGCAGTCGCTTCAGGTCGTCCTCACCGAAGCCCAGCACCGCCGGGTCGATCTCCATCGCGTTGATCTCCTGGCGCAGCAGCTCCAGGTCCCACCCCGCGTTCTCCGCCAGCTTGTTGTCCGCCAGCACGTAGGCGCGGCGCTGCTCTTCGTTCAGGTGGTCGAGCACCACCACCGGCACCTTCGCCAGGCCCAGCTGCAGGGCAGCGGCCAGCCGGCCGTGCCCCGCCAGGATTCCGGCGGAGGTGTCCACCAGGATCGGATTGAGGAAGCCGAACTCGACGATGCTCGCGGCGAGCTGGGCAATTTGCGCCTCAGAGTGAATGCGAGCGTTGCGCTCGTAGGGCACCAGCTTCTCGACGGGCCAGAGCTCGATGCGCTTGGCCATCGCCGGGATCTTGGAAAAAGTCATGCGGCGTCTGGAGTCTCACGAAGGAAGGGCTCCGATTGGGCCACGGTAGCGCTAGGCGCGCAACCGGTTGCGCAACTACCGGCAGGTCCTTTGCGATCAAAAAACGTTCGGTGAGACTCGCTTTGCCGCTGCTGGTTTTTTGCAATAACTGGCGGCTATTGAGAAACCCTGTCCCCATAAGGCTTTGGGAACCCGCTTTTAGGGCTGGCTCTAGCGAAAAATCGGGAGCGCGGGGCC